CCGGTCGCGAGCTGAAAACTACTGGCTGTCAGCATTACTGTCTCCCAGCCGCTTATCTATCTGGCGGCGTATCTTCGTTGACACGTAGTCCACACCGAGGAAGCCAAGGAAAACCGCAGCAACCCGCGTAATGTCTTCACTGAAGTGCCAATTGAACACCGAGCCAATTACCTGCAGGCTTGGCTGCAGGAAGAAGGCGAACACGCTGCACATCGCTGCATCAAGCAGGCGGCGTGACCATGCGTCTTTGCCAACATAAGTGGCTCTCAGAATCGCCATGACACCGGCCAGTCCCGCATAGCCGGTTTCGTTTTTGTGGGCGTAAAGCCATGCAATCAGGCTTGCCCAGAACCCAACGTCTTTGTCCGGCATGCGTTTCATCCTCACCTCCGTTGATTGGCAGGTGCTGTCAGTAGTCAGAAGAAAGATGCGCAACACCACGGCGTCAAAAATGTGTGTGGAGACTGGTTGGCGTGCGCAAAAACGAAAAAAGGCCGCTCTATGGCGACCTCTTTGAATGGAACCCTGACGCTACAGCGGTAACTGCCTTGCCCGTCGGCAACAGGGTTAAATTTTCTACCCCCCACAGGGTATAAGATGATTCTTATCCTTTGCGGGGTATATTTAAAATAAAAAAACGCCTCCAGGCTGCTGAGGCCCGAGGCGCTTTGACATCCACATTTGGAATGTGACTTTATAATGATAAGTAGTGCTGCTTAGAAACCACTCTTATCACAATACACATAAATTTGCGGACCGCACATGCTTTTTTTGATAATCTTAAAAAAAATCCTAAAGGACTAAACATGGACACTCAAGCTAATAAAAAAGAGTTCAGCTGCTTTGTAGTTACTCCAATCGGAGCAGCTGATTCTGATACTCGCAGGAAAGCCCAAGGAATATTGGATACTGTTATAAGACCAATTCTGGAAAGGAAAGGGTTTGAGGTTTATGTAGCTCATGAGATATCAACTTTGGGCTCTATCACCAAACAGGTAATAAAGCACCTGCTGGAAGATGACTTAGTTATAACAAACCTCACTGAATTAAACCCAAACGTCATGTATGAGCTAGCTGTAAGGCACGCTATAAGAAGACCAGTAGTGACAATTGCAGAAGATTCTACAACCTTGCCTTTTGATATCTCTGACGAAAGAACAATTTTTTATAAAAATGATATGGCAGGAGCTTGGGAGTTAATGCCCAAACTTGAGTCAGCAATTGAGGAGGCAATGTCTGACAAAAACCCTGACAACCCCATATATAGGGTAACGGAGTCATTATTAATAAAAGAGTCAACTGAAACACCTACTGCTGAAAAGTACATAGCAAAAAGGCTTGATGAAATTGAAGAGTCGATTTCAAAAATAGTCCGTTCTGCTTCACTAATAAACAATAACTCAATTAGTTCTTTTACTCCAAAGTTTAAACCAAGCTTTTCTTTTTTCACTGATAAATCGATATCTTTCAAAGTGTCTCCATCGCAGGAAAACTTTCAATCATTCATAAGTTCACTTGAAAATCATGGGCTTGTGAGAAATGTAATTGCATTAAAAACGGATGACCCAACAGGAATGATGGCTTTCATGGTTTTCCCTCACACTGATAGAATACCGTTTAACGAGGATTTAATTCAGGGGATTGCGGCTAAATATAATGTAGCAATCAGCGAAGTAATTATCCACAACTGAAAAAAGGCTCGCAAAGCGAGCCTTAGAAGTAAAATTTATTGAAAACCAATTTTTACATCTTGCCACGACAAGCACCCTTCGATAAACCCCTCAGCCATTTGCAGCTTAATTCTAATCTGTTTCTCATCACATTTTATACTACGTGCAATTTTTCTCTTGGATATACCATATAAATAATATTTAACCAGAACATCATACTCGTCTGGTCTTTTAGATTTTAGTTTTGCCAAACATGCTTCAATTATCAAACCATCATCATCGCTGCAGGTTGGGCCCAACTTACTTGTTTGTGGCAAAAGCCCCTTAAAACCTGCTGCAATTGGAGAGTAATTGACACCGCTTGATTCTGTTTTTGCCCATCCAGCCCAGCACTCTAATACCAGTGACATGTCACGCATAATTAATCCTCTCCACACACTTTATTTTTTGTCTGTCCCAATCACTCCGACTGCAATCGCGTGATCAAGGAACCTGAACAGCAGCTCAATCTGACTGCCGTACTTCGCTTCAAACGCTTTCATATCCCGGTGCAGTTCATCGTGATGCGCTCTGCATAGCGGTATCACAAATAAATCATGCGCCTTCGTTCCCATTCCCCCCTGTCCGTGTCCGATGATGTGATGAGGATCGTCAGCCTGCATGCCGCAACATGCACAGCTCTGTGACTTAACCCACCGCGTGTACTTCTCATTCTCCCATCGCTTACGCTTGGGGCGCTTCATGAATGATTCTGGTGATTCCGGATCGGCGCGCAGGTCGATTATCTTTTTGACCAGCTGCGCTGCATCCTGAATAACTTCGCGTGCCGGTCGGGCCGGAACGATAAGGGCTTCTTTAAGCTCGCCGCTCTGGATGCTCTCTTTTGGCATGCGCAGAACGCGCCTGGCTGGTGCCTCTGGTATCAGATCAATCACATCATTCAGGGTCGCCCACCAGCACAGTTCCGGCAGGGTCAACTGGTGGTCACCTGTTAATGACATCTGGTTACACGCGGCTCTGATTATCCAGAGCGCGGTGTTGCCCTTTGCAATACTCTCGACCTTGCCAGGCACACCATTTTCCCTGAACTCATTATCGTGGCTGTAGCAAAGAGACACCAGGCCGTTTTCAGTTTCTGACACAGTAAATTCATGGTGATGCCAAACGTCCAGCCTCTCCCGCTCCCACTGGCAGCAGTTGAAAGACTGGACGAAAGATGCCAGCGCATTAGGCCCACCAGCGGCCTTAATCACACGTTCATGACTGAAGAAGGGAATCAGCGAGGACTCATCAAGTAGCGGCTGTGTACCGTCATTGAGGCGGCCTGATGGAAGGTCTGCCATATCCAGTGTCGGAGTGCTGATCACAACACGTCCCTGAAACAGCCTCAAAAGTTCCGGGCCAGGCTTAAGCAGGACAATACCTGTGCGCGGTGCCACCTCGGGTGTAAGTAATGCTCTCACAGTCACCTCAGTGCAAGTTTTCGAGCAGTTGAAGCAACTCTGCAAATTTTGATTCAAAGAAATGAGGCTGGGTTTCTCGCGGATTTGCGGGGCTGGTGATGTTTTTACCGTACATGCAGCCTTTAGCCGTCAAAGACCAGAATAGCTTTACACCATCAGTTCCTGATCGGCTGGCTCTGCTTTTATGCTCCACGATCCCCAGTTTCTCAAGCTGACGATAAGCCTGGCTCGCATTTATTCTAATAGTGTGGGCCTTAAGAAGTGCGCTCAGCGAAAGCGTCGGACGGCTTGAACCATCTTTAGCGTCTATTGGTGCGTCGATGGCATATGCTGGCATCATGTTGGGAATGCCGTAATGCTGTTGAATCTTCTGATAAGCGCCAAGCTTTGAGGAGTTGGAAAAATTCAGCATTCGGGAGGCTGATTCAAGCAGGATTATACTGGCCTGAACCTCTTCTGGCATGGAAACCACTGGCGGCTTTGATGCCAGAGAGTCATACGTGCGGATTACTTTTAAACTGAACTCAGCACTAATCCACATCGCATATGAATAGACCAATTCTTTGCATACGAACGTACCTTGGTTCATTCCGCCCTTAATAACCGATACAGGGATTCCTGTATCGCCCAGAAGCTGAACGAGTTCATTGGTCTGTTGAAGGTTACGCCACAAGGAAGGCTCATGTCTGCGTTCGCCGCCTGCTGCACGATGAAGATCGTTAAGGCAATAACGGCCAGAGTTATCCTGACGAACGGAAACCCCATCAATCACTAAAAGCTGATTCATGCTTTCTTCTCCACACACTGTTTTTAACAGGCCCCGCCCCATCATCTGCAAATGAACGGGACCAACCATAGACACCAATGACTGCAATTCATTGACGAACAAGTCAACTATAACTATTTTTTGTGAACGTGTAACCAGGGAATGCTGCTCACAAAGGCGTCTTTCAAGCGAGTAACCTGATCAACATATCAATTGAACCAATACTCTTACATCTAAATCTAGATGAAATACTACTTTGACAATATGATTTTTTGATCAACTATCAAGTACAATCCGAGTCACACCCTTAAGTCTCAAAAATTATAAACACAGTAATCAAACAAGTGAATTTAAACTGAGGAAGTGAAAGTGAAAATATATAGATATCAATCGTTCAGCCCCTATACAGTCAAAGGCTTAATTTATGATGAACTATTTTTTGCTTACCCTAAAGAACTGAATGATCCAATAGATGGAAAGGTAACATTTAGATTTCACAACAATGAAAACCGCTGGATCAACCTATTAACTCAAGCTTGGGGAGATATACCTGAAGTTAAACTGGCAGCAAAAAACTTGATGACTCACAGCCAAATCACCATATCTGACATAATAGATACAAGCCTACTCCCCTACTTTTTGTTTGGCGTGGAAAACAATGTTAACACTGCACCCATGCAGAATTATAACAAAACGATCCTTAGTGAAAAACTATCGTTTTATGTATCACAATGGGTAAAAGCTGACACTGCATCTGTATCTTTCTCATATGCAGGTGACAACAATTTAATGTGGTCTCATTATGCAAATAAGCATGAAGGGTTTTGTCTTATTTTTAGAGACGATGAAGGTCACCTGAATCAATGCCCAATCAGGAAACGCGAAAGTGTTTCGAAAACACATTTTTCTCGCGGCATGCAATCACTGGTTCCATTACGGATGAAGTTCGAAGAGATTGTTTATATTCCCCCTTCAGAAAAAGATTACCCAGACGCGTTTCTTCTATTTCCTCAGGCGGTTTATGGTGAACCAATTACTGAGCAAGACAGATTAGCTTATTGGGACAAGGTTAGACTCCATCAGGTGACTAAAAATGAAAACTGGTCGTATGAAAAAGAAGCGCGTTTGATTCTTCATTCATCAGACCACGACATCTCTCCTAACCAAAGGCTTTTCTATTATAACTTTGGTCAGCTAGTAGGTGTTATCTTTGGCATGCGCATGGCCAGTTCTAAACGAGAACAAATCGTAGAAATTTTATGCATGAAATCAGAGCAGAATGCCATAAGTAATTATAAGCCTAAATGGCTACCTGACATCATACTCCATGAGGCTAACTTTGATTCTAACAATAAAATGACATTCAGACCTATCGCAGCTATTTCACACGGTAAGATTATTGAAAGGCGCTCAGATAAATTCAATTATATCTATAAGAACTGGGAAGAAGATAAGTGCCTATACATTGATGAATCAGGTGGCATGTCAAATTGCAGTTAAATAAAAATCATTGACTTATACATCTTTGATTTGATGTATCAGAGCAATAAACTTTTAGTTCGGAAAATTTAGAAAAATACATTCTGATGTGATTACATAATCTTTCCCATGCAGCGCTGTTAGGCGCTGCATTTTATCAAGGATAAACCACTCTCAGATATAAAAATAAATTAATCGTTTTTAAATCATTCAGTCTACGGTATGGTCACTTGACTGACAAACTCACGAACTGCCTTACATAGCATCCTATAGTTGGACCAGCAATCCCGGTTTACCTGCCCTACCAGCTTGATGAAATCGTGAACCGTACACGGATGATCCTGGCGCAAGTCAGTGAGCGTCCCTGTGAACCGGTTCAGCTGCTCTGCCACCAGCTCGGGGTCATCATGCTGCTCTGATAGCCACTGTTTGATCGCTTGTTCGTCCTGGTGCATCTGGATGAGGCGCAGCGCGGACTGGATGGTGTCCTGAGGAACGACAATGTGCTCAGGATGCTCAACGGAGTCTGCCGCCCAGGTGTGCGCGAATTTTGACTCTGCATAGGTGTATTCATGTTTCATCTTGAATGCGGCCTGAACGCACGCCCACGCTTCAACACCACTATGCTCAAGGATTTCGTGCTTCAGTAGCGGCAGCTCATCACCATCACCGCTCTCTGTTTGGGCCTGTGCCGGTGGTTCAACGACTGATTGAGTCACGCCGTAGTGCTCTTTGGCCATAAGGATGATATCCATAAGCTCAGCCGCCTGCAGGTCGGTTTCGAAATCCAGAATTATTTCTGCGGATTCATCGTTCAGCTCTGCCTCGCAGTGCTTAGCGATTAGCTCTACCAGCTTGCGTGCCTGGGCAGCACTGAACTGTGGCATAGCATCGGTCTTGGTCAGCTTCTTCTTCCCTGCTGCTTTCGCCTTCTGCATCTGCTCCTGCGCAACAGAAGAGGCTTTCACGCCATGCTCACGCTGCAGAGCTACTGCGGTAGTGGCGGCCACTTCGCCGGACTTCACCATCTCAATGAGCGGTTCGCCAACAGTCAGCAGCTGCAGATGCTGTTCAACATCGGTGATCGAACGCTTCACCTTGGCGGCAATCTCCGCTGGCTCTAAGCCCTGATTAACCAGGCGCTGATAGGCTGCTGCACGTTCCAGCGGCAACAGTGCGCGGCCCTGACTACTGGTGACCATGAACGCCACGCTGTCAGCTTCACTACCCACGAAGTCCTTACATTCAAGGCGCAGCGTGTAGCCTGCTTCCTGTGCCAGCTTCGCACCGTAGAAGCGGTGATGGCCGTCGATGATCTTAATGCCCTTCTCAGTTACCTTAACAGCCAGCGGAGGCACGTGCTCACCAGCGATAAAGGCGTCGCGGAATTCCTCGACATGGGTCTGATCGATATCACGAATGTTGTAATTAGTTTCGACATACAGCTCATCAACGCCCAGCAGGTAGGTTTTGCGGGTGGTGATATCGGTGTCGCTGTTTTTCTTGTCGTCGTAAATGCGCGCTAAAGTACTCATGCTGTGGTCAGCTCCCATGTCAGGACAATAATCAGGGCGGCAATCATCACCGCTGCGGTGCGGATGGCCTGGTAGAAAATCTCATTGCGTTCGTAGTGGCTCTTCAGGTGCGCTTTCATTGGCGATCCTCACTCAGGAAGCTTTCGCCAATACGGCCTGTATCAAGGCCGCCGTAACTGCCACAGTTCAGGGAACCCTCTGCTGCACAGCGGTCACAGTTCTCTTTGGCTTCGTTACGTGATGCATCGAACTTTGCCACCAGCATTGCTTCACGCCAGACCTGCCCTGCACGCAGCCAGAAACCCTTAGCCTCAAGTTCGTTAGCCTGCTGCACCAACTTGCTGTACTTCTCGCTCTCTACGGGTAACGGATCGGTGTTAATCGAATAACTCCAGTCGCTGGACCGCTTGAGATTCCCTCTGGTGAACAACGGTTTGATAAAGCGCTTCACTGAGGTCTCATGCAGCCCAGTGAGCTTGCAGAGATCGCGGACCTTCAGCGGGCCATTTCGGGTAATCAGTTCAAGAATTTTTGATTCATGGTTGATCATGATTATTCTCCTGTTAACCGCGAAAGCCGTGAGGCACTGAGCTGTCAGGCTGCGGAATGACAGTGATATCCCGCTGCATGTTGCGCTTCAGGGCATTCCACTCAGAGCGTGGCGGACGACCGGCCTTATCCCATTTGGCAGCAGACTGCAGATAGCCAGGCAGATTGCCGGGGATGAACAGGGTCTTGGGACGCATGTACTGGTATTCCTCAGTGCCTTCCCAGTGGGCGTGTTTGTAATCCACCACCAGGCAAAGCTCTTCCACCGTAAATGCATCTTTCAGCCGGGATTTGATGTGACCCATCGACGACTGTGCCTCTGTGTGCTTAGCGCCAGTAATTTTGTTCAGGTGGCGTAAGACTTCCCGAGAACGATGAACCAGCGACCACTCATCGTCTGGTTGCGCAGCAACCTGACAAGAAGGGGTTGTTGTAATCTCTGTAGTATTCTCTGTTGTAATCTCTGTTGTAATCTCTGTAAGAGTGGGACAAGTTGACCCGATGGATTGGCCCAAGTTGACCTTATCCATTGGGACAGATTGACCTTCTCGATAAGGACAATTTGTCTTCTTCGATGGGGTCAATTTGTCCCCATCGGTCAACAGTGGGTTTGCGTGGTTAATCGCATAAAAATTTGTACGGTCATGCTGCGTTTTCTTCAGCTGCTCGACATAGATGAGTCCATGAGCCTTAAGCGACGTAAGCGCCCTTTTCACAGTCTTCTCAGACCAGAATGGAAACTGCTCAGTCCACTCATCAATGGTGTTATAAACCCAGCGTTTGCCATTGTGCTCAACACCTGAATTGGTATCCTCAAGCCAGTAGCAAATCTGTTGCAGCACAATGGCCTCATTTAGCCCAATGCGTTCTGCAAGAGCCGGACTAATCACCAATGGTTTAACTTTCAGAAGTAGGCTCATGAGTTAATTTGACCTCTCTGAAATACTGCTTAAAACGTTCGAGAG